ATGTTAATCATCCTTCGTATATCTTATAAATATCTGTTGTTCCTGAATATGTGATAGGAGCAGTTGATGCAGAGTAATTAACTCTACCTATGGTTTCATAAACAACATCATAAGCAAGATTTGGATTTGTATTTCCTGATAAAGCAGTAGATTGTTCCCATACCTTAACATAATACTCACCTTCTATTAAGTGAACATTTGTTTGTCCTGTTGTTGTTGCTCCCGTTAATCCTGTTTCAGCACTATTGGGGTTAATGTTAATAGAAAACAAGTCATAACCTGGTGCATAATTGACTGATGATGGAATTTGATATGGTACAAATCTCCAAACCTCTTGGGACAATTTATGTTTCCAACTGAATAAATAGCAAACAGAACCAGTCAAGGATTTATTCCTTGAACAAGTTGCGTTCATATTGTTATAACCTTCGTTTAATATTATCATCTTAATATGTGTTTCTACCTAATGAGGTTTGGAATGCGTTTATAATACTTGATAATGTAGTCATTTGTGCTGATGTTAATTGTCTTCCAAAAGATGCAAATATTATAGTTGATGGATTACCAATGTTAGTGTTTCCATTACTATTACCGACATAATGTGTAAGATTTGTAAATGCTGGTATTTGTGCAGCATTTACTACAAGTGCCCCATCTTTAGTTCCTAAAGTATTTGTTCCTGTTGATGATGCGACATAGTATCCTATACCCTGTTGAGTAGGTTGTGAATAAGTTAAATAACCTGAAGCCGCTGATTTAATATTTGGAATAAATAAATTACCACCAAACGATGTATAAATACCAACCTCAATAGTTCCTAATGGGATATTAGTTGAACCTATATCTTGAACGCCTTTAGAACTTTGATTTGTTGTATAAATTGATATTGATTGGTCAGCAGCACCTGAAACTACTAATTGTGCGTTGTAATAACTATCGGCATAAGTTCCTCCTACACCATCTGTGGTCATACCCGAAGCGTTATGCGTCCAACCAGCAGTAAATGTTAATCTATAAGCACCATTTGTATCAATAGGATTTATAGCATTAAACTTATGAGAACCTGCTGTTCCACCAAGAACAGGATACATACAATCAATTAAACTATAAAGTCCATTTGATTTTAATGCCAAGAACATTGTATCTGTCGCAGCAGACATCGGTGATGTAACAGTTCCACCCGCAGAAACAACAGCAGATAGATAAGCCGCAGCATCAGGGTCAAACGCAGGACCAGGACTTGGTGTTGGTGTTTGAGTTAAGGTTGGGGTATTAGTTGGTGTTGTTGTTAAAGTCGGTGTAGGTGTAGGACTACTTGTATTTGTTGGTGTAACCGTTGGGGTATTTGTAGGTGTTGTTGTAGGGGTTGTAGTGGTTGTTGGCGTAGGTGTAGGACAAGTAATAACTAACTGACAAGTTTGACTAAACGCTGAAAAGAACAAATCATAAGTTCCTTCATAATTATCATTTGTGTAAGTAAATGGTATGGTTTGATAACCCAAACTAATAGTTCCCCCACTACAAGGATAGTAGGTAATATCGGCTAATTGTCCGTTATAGTTCGTAGATTGTAATTGTATCTGTATTGCCATATCTTATATTCCGTATCTTGTTCTGTAATAATTCCAGTTTTGAGTAATCTGTGCTGGTGTTAATGCATAATCACTTATGTTGATAATACTTAAATTACCATCTAAATAACCAAAATTATCTGTTCGTCTTCCGATTTGTAATGGATTTGTTGTTGGGAATAAGTTATATCCATCGTTTGCTCCAATAGTAGTCATTAAGGCTCCGTCCATATAGAAGGTTCCAGTTCCTGCGCTATATTGGTATACTACTTGATGCCAATTTGTATTCATAGTAAATGTTGCTACTCTTGCGTTCGTATCCGTCACACCAACATTAGCAGTTGTAAAGAATAATTCATAATTATCACTATACCATAACATATAGTTTCCGTTTTGATGAGTTGGGCCACCTGTATAAGGTGCTTTAGCAACTACAATATAATCACCAATAGTATTGGCTTTAACCCAATATTCACAAGTAAAGTTTGTTCCTGTAATACTCAAAGACGCACTATTAGGTGCTGTTCCATATTGGTTTATTCCGTTAAATGTGAAGTATCCACCATTTGATGATGAATATGTTGGACTATTTAATAAACTAATAACATTACCATTACCAGATATATCGTTCCAATTACCAGAACCAGGATAAGATGCTGCGTCTAACGCTAATCTATTACCAATCGTAAATGGTGGTAAAGGACTACTACTTGGAGTTGGGGTCATTGTAGGTGTAGGACTACTTGTATTTGTTGGTGTAACCGTTGGAGTAGGACTTGGGGTTGGTGATGGTAATTCTGTATAAGTAATATCACAAGCAGGAGCAGGTGTCCTTGTAGGTGTCGGCGTTGGTGTTCCTGTCTTTGTAGGCGTAGGTGTAAGTGTTGATGTAACACTTGGTGTAGGTGTAGGTGTCAAAGTCCTTGTAGGGGTAATTGAAGGGGTAGGCGTAGGTGTTACAGGTACAGGAGTAGGTGTTGGTGTAATTCCACCATCAGGAATGAATTGAGCAATAATATCATCTATGGCTCTTTGTTCACCAAGATAATTACTAAATTGTTTTCTATGAAATACCTTACTCATTTATTATACCTTTTAACTCTTCAATCAATTTATTTATATTAACATCACAATTTGTTTTGAATCTATAAGATTTTTCTTTTGTTATTCTGTCATCATCTTTTGTGAATTTAACCTTCATAATTAAATCACAACTATCCAATTCCAATTCAACACTCACTACCTTATATTCATCAAATGCGATATCATTTATTCTATACATAGATTAGTTCATCGTTGAACCTGATGGTGGTATGTATGGACCACACCAATCAATTAAAGGTATTGTTTTTACCCATTCATTTTGTGGATAAATTGAACCATCAATTTCTTCGGTTGATATAATCCAATTTGATGTACAATCTTGAACTGGCATAAAATACCAATTCACTTGAACTAATTGTCCGTCTAAACTTTCTTTTTCTGTTATTGTTAATAATCCTACTTTCATATTTTTTAATTTCTCCCAAGTGTTGTTTGGAAAGTTGTTATTATATTTGTTAATGCCACACTTTCTGTTTGATTTAATCCTTGACCAAAACTTGTCCAGTTAATAGTGAAGTTTGTAAAGTTACTGGCTGTTCCATTATTATTTCTACCACCAATAACAGCATTAAGGCTTGGATTTGATGTTGAAGCATCGGCGTAACTATTATACACACCATCGTTGTATATTTGAACATTGGTTGTTCCCGTTCTGGTCATAACTGAAAATCCCGTTGCGGTTCCTGGAAATGATTGTTCAGCGTTGGAGTTGATTGAATTAAAGGCACCAGCATTACCCATATAAAATCTATTTGGTGTTCCGCCCGCGTTTACTCCCAACCATCCACCAGTTCCCGTTATGGTTTTTACATAAATGGATATGTGCCCGCTTGTTGTTGGTAAATTAGTATTCGGGTTCCAGTATGTATCCGCAAAACTATTTGTTCCATTAAAAATCAAACCATCACTATTGGTGTTTATTCCACCTGCATATGTTAATCTAAATGCCGCATCTGTATCAAGTGGGTTTTTACCATTAAACTTACAACTTGCTTGTGTTTCACCAATCATTGGATAAAATGTTGATAATTTATCCCATAAGTTATTACTCACCAAAGATGTAAATAATGTTCTTGTTGCCGCTGATATTGTTGGACTAAGTGTTCCACCCGCCGCGGCAACGGCTGATAAGAAGGTATTCGCTTCAGTTGTCCCTGATGGAATTGGACTTGAACTTGGTGTAGGTGTAGGTGTTAAAGTGGATGTTGGTGTAACCGTATTAGTCGGTGTTATTGTAGGGGTAACCGTATTTGTAGGGGTAACACTCGGTGTGATTGTTGCGGTAACACTTGGGGTAGGCGTGTTTGTTGATGTCGGTGTCGGTGTAGGTGTTGGTGGTATTACTGGTATAACATTAACACAACCACAACTTGGTATAACTGATGTAGTTATTACATCAGTAATAGGGCCAGTTCCTGTAAAACCTGAAAAACTTGATGACCCACTTAATATTGTTCTTGAAAAATTATATTCGTATCCAGCATTGATAAATGTTCCAGACACAACATAATCACATATCGCATTTGTTGGTGTTGTTAAACCACTATCGGTGTATAAACTTAATATAATTACTCCGCCAAAACCAATAGTAACACTTGATGATTGTAGATATTGTGTTGTAAATATTGGACAAGTTGGTTCAGGTACATTCATAACAACAGCACCAACCCATACATTACCAGGTTGTCTTGAACCCGGTGGATATAACATATCATTGATTTTCGGTTGTCTTCTTGGTGCTTGGTATGGTCGTAATTTCATATATGATAAATATAATATCGGCTTATGAAAATGGGGAGTGTTTAACCCCCCATATTTCAAGGTTTTAATTAAGATTGGAATGTGAATCCACCTGCAGTAAATACTGCTTGGATAGTAGTTGATACTGCTACCTGTCTGATTGAGGTTGGTTCCCCACCAGTCATTGTAATTGCTGTTGCTCCGTTCAAGTCGGTGTAAGCCTGACCTGTGTTCAAAGAACCTGCAGTAACCAATAAACCATTATCTAATCCAACTAACCAATAGTTTTGGTTGTTGTCTTCAATAAGAGCGTAGATTTCATTTTGACTTACCATATCTACAAATGTATCTCTTAAAGATGTTTGTAATTTTGGTAAATTTACCACGATTTCTGGTTGGAAGGTTACCGATTGTGATGTAGTGTTGATTCCAAGTGTTTCACTCAAAGAACCTGCCTGCTTCGGAAGAGAAAATTTGAACCAAGTTCCAACACCACCAATTGCAGATACTTCTGAATTAGTTACAGTGTAACCTGAAATTGTATTTCCTGAACCACCTAACAACCACATTGTCTTAATTCCGCCAGAGGAGTTCGTTCTGCAGTCAAGAGTGAATCCTGTGCTTATGTAACATGCTGCCATAGTTTTATTATTTTAGTTTTTTTTTTGATTTATTTATGTGTTGTTTGGTTGCTCTAATTGAACAACCAAACAGACACTAATGATTATTTACAAACGCAGAAAGACGCTACATCAAACACACCCAATCCATAGGTAACACCTGCTTGGATTTTGACTATATTTTCAAAGGGGTCATAAATTGAGCGAACAGTCATGATTTCAGAGTTCATTCCAAACATGTAGTAAGATGAAGGTCCTGCATAATATGCACTGATACCATCTAATCCTACTGTTGGCCTAACGGCAACATTGGTTCCCGGTAGCATCAATGACCACTCGGCACCATCAGCGGCCCCTGCAGAATCTAATGTGAATAGATTCACGAAACTGCTGTTCCTCATAGAAGCGACCAAACCTCTGTAGTTAGCGTATGAACAATAGATAGCCAAATCATCCAAATGTAATACATTTGATGGGATGTTTTCGTAAATCTTTGTGAATACATCCAAACCATTTGAAGATGTTGCTGCCGAATAAGCGATTTGAGTTGCACCATTACCTGATGTAATCAACGCTCCAACACCATTGAAACATGCGTTTCCGTAAGTTCCACCTGATGCAGTTGTGTTATTCCACAATTGTTTTTCAACTTGGTTAGCAATTCTGTTTGAAATATCTGTTAAGATAACCTCTTCAAAAGGAACTGATTCCTGAAAGTTTGCATTAGTTAATGATTGACTCAAGTATGTATCATACAAATCGTATGGACACAATTGTTGGTTAACCTTTTTGTTACACAAGTCAACTGTTACAAGATTTTGTGTTGTCGCACCTGTCGGGTCAAAACCACAACTCATATCTTGAAGGATAACATCATTGGTTACGAAACCAACTTTTTCTGTTGTTCCTTTCAAGTTAATTCTCAATGATGCGTATCTTGGTAAAGTCAATCCCAAGATTGCCTTAATTAACATATCTGAACCATAAGAGTTGAAGGTTGGTAAGTTTGTTAAGTCATAGTTAAATGACAATTTTTTCTTATTTTCCATTTTTTTAGTTTTTTGTTTTAGTTTATTTTCTTAATGATTTAATTATATCCAATTTGTAATCAGAAAATGATTGAGTATAAGATTTCTTTTCTTCTACTGCTGTTCTTTCTGGTGACTTTTTGAATGTATCAAAATCGGTTTTTAATGAGTTTAACTCTGTTTTGAATTTTCCGTTCATAGAACCAACCAATTCAAGTAGGTTGTTAATTGACAATTTGATATCTTCAATGTCTTTTGAAAAGTCAGTGCTCATTTCTTCTGGTTTCATCATTTCCTCAACATTTTCTCTTTGAGTAATTTTACCATCTAAAACTTGAATCCTGATTTTCACTTCGTTTCCACTGGTGTCCTTTAAGGTTACTTGATGTTCTCCGTTAGGTGCTGGTTCTTTACTACCATCTTCCTTAACCAAGAATACATCTTCACCAACATCAAAAGTTGTTGATTCTAAAGTATTACCTTGTGAATCTTTTGCTTCCGTGTAGTCCATCATTTTACCTGCTTCCTGTTCAACCTCTGCATCATTACCACCATCTTTTTGGGATACGGAAATAATAACTGATTCTGAATCAAGGGTTATAACAACACCTTCTCTTGTTTCGTGTGAACCTTCGGGTGCTGGTGCAAGTGTGGATTCTTTTACAATATAAAGGCTTTGACCTGGTTGAAAATCATCTTCCATGTTGTTTGTTACCTCTGTGGTTCCATCAACAAGGAAAGTAGATTTAAAGGTCTCTTTCTTAAATTGTAATCCTAACATTTTTACGATATTATCAATTGCTTGTGCTGCGTTCATAAGTTTAATCGTTTATTTGTTTTATTATGTTTATGATTTCTTGTAATAAATATTCATCATTATTTTGAGCAGAAAAGTTCATGATAAAGTTTCCTTCAACACTAAACCCTTTTACTTTACCCTTCTTGATAAATTCATTCCAAATGTAATCTCCTTCTTCTGTGTCCAATACTTTGAAACCTGCCATCCAAGTTCCCATTGGTACATTATCTTTTGAAAAACCTAATTCATAGGCTTTGTCTGATTCCCCTGATACAATCCAACTCTCAACCATTACAACACTTTCCATTTTGTTTTCAGTGTGTTCATAGTTTGTTCTATCCAATCTCTTTTCAATCATGTAAAGGTTTTGGATTTTCTCAATTACCTGTGGTGTGAATCTAACAAAATACTTTTCATTGTTATCATCCAATCTTGGTATTAGAATATTAGGTATCATTAGCGGAGAATACACCATTCTTTTTTCATCATCAGATTTAAATCCCATCTTGGACATTCCCTGTTGTGATATGATGTATGCTACCTCACTCTTTCTTTTTGTTTCAGGTGAGTAGTAACCCTGTAAAGGTCTTGATTTCATAGGTGTTCCTGGTAATCCTGGTTCCGCACCTAACTCTTGAACATTTCTACCTGTTGCTATCGCTCTATACCAAGCGTGAACACAATTTGGTCCCCCCAAGAAGGTCCACTTTGAATATGGTTGTCTTTCATGTCCAAACTCTGTATTTAATCCGTATAATAAATCTATTTCAAATCTACGGAAATATCTACCTTCAATTGATGTGCAGAAATCCCTATCAGGTGAACCACTTAAAACTCTCTTGTAAAGATAATAAGGTGTTGCTGTTCTATGGTTTCTTCTTTTTACTTGTTCTAATGTTGCTCCCCTTAACTCACCAACAACGGCTTCAAATTCTTCATAGTGATTATCCTTTAAGAACTTTAACATCTTAACAATCTCAATTTCTTCAGGTGAATACTCATCAACACCAAAGTCCTGTTCCATCTTTTCAGGGTGCATTTCACAACCCATATAAACGGTATTACCATCTTCATCTTGGTGTTTATGATGTCCTGAACATCCGTGTTCCGATTGACCATATAATTCTGCTTCTTCTGGTGTGGTAAATACTGGTTCCCCATCTATGAATCCAATCATTGTAAAACCTTGTTCTTTTGTCTTAACAAACTCATCCAAACAAGGACACATAAATTGAATACCAACTGAACCCAATGAATCAATTACATCTTCATTGTTATCATAATGTTTATCAATTCTTAACTCCTTAATCTTTTGTATCTTCAATCTATTTGAACCTGTTGCAAATACCTTACTATGGGGTATCCCAAGTTCATCTGCTATTGGATACATTGTTTCTTTATTACCTCTTGCTGAAATGATATACACATTTGAACCTGATTGTAATTCATACAATGCAAGTCCCCTACCTCTTGGTGTGTTTAATGTATCATCATAATCAAAACTGACATTTTGTCCGATGGAGTATTCATCTGCTTCTGAATTACAAATGGCATAGGCTTGTTCGGGTGATTTACCTTCATTGGTAATTAGGTATTCAGTACATCTGTTAATGTAATCACTTCTATCTTCACCAGGATTTCTTTCAACAAACAATACTGGTTTTATCAACATATCATTTTTGGTATCACCTGTTGGGTAACTGTTGTAAGGTGGTAGATTAGATACATCAACATCCATATTATCCTGTTTCTTTGGATGTTTTGTTGGTAGTAAATCATAATCTGTGGTATACTTTGGATTTTGGGGTCTTCCGTTTTTAACTATGTATAAGAACGCATTTACACGAGCAAGAGCCCATTGTTGACTACTCTTAACTGCTGGTGAGTGTGATGTGTTATACGCTCCAACTCCCCTTTGATAAACTGATTTTAACATACCAAGATTTACACCATACCCAAGTTTGTCTTTGTATTTTTCATTAAAGTCATCACTCTTGTTTTGTAGTATTTCTTCTACCGCTTTGGATACCTCTGCTCCACGAGTTGATGATGCATCACCCTTTGCTGAACCTTCACCTTTGGGGTCCTTATTTGGTGTGGTTGACTTTGGTGCCTTCTTTGATGGATTGATTCCACCTCTTGGTCCTACCGTTGCCATTTCTTCACGGGTTATTACCCTATCCAAATAGTTCATAACACTATCATAAGTTGATGGTTCAAATCCCCACGATGCAAGTGAAAGATATCCACATCCATCTTCAAATGATTTAGATGCTTCCCAATCTTTCTTATGTCTTGAACCAAATGCTTTCATTCTCTTCAAGGTCAATAAAGACAATGGTTCCCTGTTGGCTAATTGGTTTAATCTTTGTTTCCCAACGGGGGTCATGCAACTACCATATCCATTTTCATCTACCCATTTCTTTGCTCTAATTGCCGTATCGGTAATGTATTGTGGATAATCTGTAATTGAATCAACAAAGTCCTGTTGTGTGAAATATATGAAATTCTGTTCTATTGCTGGCATTTGAACCAGTGCTATTTCCTCAACCCTTGTATCCCCTGTTAAAGAACCTTCAATATCTAAATCAATTATTTTAATCATTATCTATAAATATCATTAAATTATATGGTGGATAATTGTTCCAACCTTCTGTTTATCGCTTGTCCGTTTGTTATTTCACTATTCATAACATAGGCTCTTATTGGTTCTTGTCTTGATTTAGCAATTGCTTGAACCAATCTTTCTTCACTTAATGAGTTTGATGGGTTATTCACCAATGGTTGTCCACCACCCATTTGATTTATGGATGATAATAAACCACCGTAGTTCATTGAACTCTGTCTGTTGATAACACTTTCCCCACCTTCAAGATTAACACCACCAGAAGCAAAGGAAACCCCACCTTGTTCATGTGATGGACCCATTATCATTCCACCTGCACCCATTCTAATTCTACCACCACCAGCAAGTGCTTGTGCTGCGTTAAGTTGTTGTCCAATTAAGGCGACTTGTATTGCTCCCAATATACCAACAGCGATTGCCAATGGTGGGACTTCCAAGTTAGCCGTAACAGCCTGTGCGGTATCAACAATAGCCTGAACCAATTGGAATTGTAATGACTTAATCAATGCTGCTTTTTCAATCTGTGCTTTTTCCTTTTGGTATTGTGATTCCAATTCCAACCTTTTTTTATTGGCTTCTTCTGTATCACCAGTCACTTTTGATAATGCGTCCTTACTTGTCTTTTCAAGTTGTTGTAATTGAAATGCGTATGATTGTGCCACCAATGACGCTGTTCTTCCAACCAACATACTGAATTGTTCTAATCCTTCTGAAATTGCATCTATAGTTGTTTTTGTTGCCTTCTTTGTATCATCTGCGGCTTTGGTTGTTGCTGCTACTGATTTACCCAAGAACTTTTCAAGTAATATTAACTTTTGTTCATAAGTTAATGTTTCAATATCAATACCTTGTACTAATAAATCTGCTTGAAGGGTGTTTATCGCTTCAGCATATTTCTTCTTTTCATCAAAGGTTTTACTGGCAATTTCACCTTGTAGGTTTGCTAACTCTTTTTCATTTCTTAAAACCAATGGAATTGTAACCCCATATTGTTTTGCAATCTCATCAGCGTTCTGTGTTATGAAACCTGCCCTTGCTGCTGGTGCTAATGCTTGTAATTGTTTGTTTAATTCAACAACCTTTTGTGATGTAATTACAACACCCTGTTCAAACTTTAATAAACCATCACCTAATCCTGTAAGTGATTCAAATGTCGCAGCGGCTATTTGTACTGTTGTTTTTTTAGCCTCTTGTATTTCTTTTTCACTTAAACCTTTTTTTCTTTCTTGTGCTTCAAGATAAAGTGTATATTCATAGACAAATTGATTTCTTAATATTTGTGCTCTTTCTTGTGCTGTAACCTTGGCAACCAATATTTCTTCAGCACTCCTTTCGTAAGGGTCAACTGTTATTTTACCACTTAATAAGTTTAAATCTGTTACAACCTTTTCAAAATCACTTATTTTAAATCCTAATGGTTTTCCACTGAATTGTTGCAACATTTGAAATGTTGTGAATAATTCTTTGTAGTTGCTCGCAAAGTCCAATAAAAGTTGTTGGTCTGTTTGATTTAACCCTTGTGATAATATTTTAATACCATCATCAAAATCCTGTAATGCTTCTTTTGATTGTGCTGCACTATAAATCAAACCATCTAATGATTCAATCAAGTTTTCACCTGTTCCTTTAACATAATTGAATATATCACCCAAACTATCCTGAACTGGATTTAAGTCATTTAATTCTTCTTTGTATAGTTGTGTAAATGTTTTTAATCTATCCAATTCATCAGCATAAGCCTTTGCCGCTTGGACTTTCTTTTCCAATGAATCTAATATCTTATTATCAGCATCAGTCAAGTTTATATTCTGAACGGATAACTTTGAACTTACTTCAAGTTCAGTTAATAGTGTTTCAATATATTTCTTTCTTGCTTCTGTTGTTTTTTGGGTATTATTCTTTAATTGAATTTGTAAATCAATTTCATCCAACTTAATCTGTTGTTCCAACTTGAAACTTTCAAGTCCCAACCTTCTACCTTCTTTGGCGAAATCATCTGATAACTTTTGGATTGCTGCTTTTCTTTCCTTTTCATCAGTAATGTTTTTACTGATTTCCTTTTGTCTTTCAATACGCAATCTAACCAAATCATCAACCTCCCTTTTAATAAGGGCAATGGTATCCAAGTTGGCTTGTTTCTTAATTGCCGCTATTTCTGTAATTGACTTACCTTCCAATTCAGCGTTTTTGATTTTGATAGCAGCATTGGCTTCTATTGTTGTTCTTTCTAAATCATATCCATATAAGGTGTCTTCCAATACCTTATTGTATGAGTTCTGTGCTTCTTCAGCATCATAGGTTGCACTGGTTAATGTTAGATATGCGGTAATCAACAATCCTACTGCTGCAAGAATTACCCCATAAGGATTTGCTGCAAGGGTGGTGTATAAAGCCTTTGTGGCTCCATTGGTTGCGAGTGTTGCGGCTGTTCCCGCTTTTTCAGCGATTGTCTTGGCAACAATCTGTGCCCCTGTCTTTACCTCTGCAATACCACGAATTGATAATGCTATTGTTAATAAGTTTTGTGCTTGAATTGCTGCCTTTTGAACTGATTCACTTTCCTTACCAAACAAAGATACTGCTGCAGTTGCTGCTGCAAATGATGATGAAATACCTGCACCTAACTTACCAAATCCTTCAAGGGTTTTTTCTTTGGATATACCCCTTGCAGCATCTTGTAATCCCATCAGTTTTGTTTCAGCCTGACTGATTTCTTTTGCAAGTTGTTTAAATATTGGACCACCAATTTCAACCTGTTTTAAATCTTCTTTCGCTTTTCTTATTTCATTCTCCAATGTTTGAATATCAGTGATTACTGTATTCAATCCATTAAGTTGTATTCTTATACCAATTGTTTTTTCTGCCATGTCTTAACAAGTTTGTGATAGGATTTCTCCAATGTTATTTATTACAACATAACTATTTGTATCTGCTGTATATCTGATGAATGTTCCAAGATTAACGGGTCTGTATTCTGTTCCTGTATCAAAATAAACCTGTTGAAGGTTTGATAATCCTGATACCCCAAATGTGGTTAGAACTGCTGTTGGTGCTGTTCCCAAACATACTGGTTGTTGTGTAACACCTGTATAACAAGTAAGGGTATAAGCACTTAATAAACCAGGATATGGTGTGTTTCCTGATATTGCGTAGAAGGGCGCTGGTGGTTCAACCTTGTAATATCCACCCCTTTCTTTAATCAAGGAACATTCAGTTAATTTAATCTGTGTTAAATCTGCTTCATTTATCTTTTCAATACGATAGAAACTATCCTTAACAAATATCTTATCTGTAAGTTTTGTATCGTAGATATCCAATGGACGAAGTAAGAATCTACCAGTCAATCTTCTTGTTTCATTTGAATAGTTATCATCAACATAATCCTCCCAAAAGGTATTGAATAGGTTATATTGTGTAAATTGAACTGGTAAATTGTTGTAGTTTCCAAAGAAATCAAATGTTGATTGGAAGTTTAAATCACTCACCAAGTCAGGTACAAGAATATCCAATGAACTCAAATGTGATACACAAGGGTAAGTTGTCTGTTGTATTTGGGTTGAACCTGATGATAAGTACCAAGTTCCCTGTTGTTGTTTAAACTTATCTTTGTAAGCAAATCTATTACCTGTCCAAAAGAATAGGTGTGGCTTGTTTGAATAGGGTTGTAATTGGTTATTCAATTCCCTATAAACAGCAGGAATAATGAAATTATCTGCTCCATTAACAACGGTTGTTGGTGTTGCAGCAAATGGTATTTCATAAGTTTGTTCTGATGTAAGTAGGTTGTTTGTTGAAATATATTTAAATCTACCATATTGAAATTTGTTTTGGTCTTCAAACAACTTATTAAGATATTCTTCTGAACCTTTTGTGTATGTCCAATTCACCTCTTTTGGTAAATCAAATGACAATGGTTCAACCCTGTAGGTTGAATTTAAATCCAATCTCTGTGTCCAATCCTTCACTTCCCTATCTGCTTCGTTGTAATACCAATTAAAGGGGGTTATGGTGATTGTTTTGGATAACTCATTCTGTATCACAACAAGGTTGAATAGTGTTATCATTGATTTGACGAAATCAATACAATTTATATCTTGTAATCCCAATCTAATATCAACAATCTGTGTTCCTGCCAATGATGGTGATGCATATAAATCCCACATTGGTGCTGTTGATGAAACACCAAACTCATTATATGGTAATAATCTTAAATCACAATTGTTATCATTTTGATTGACTTGGATATAGGCTTTAACAAAATCACCAGCATCACAATTGAATGTTGGGAAATAGTTTAGTGATGCGTCCAATCCTGATGTTGGTAATTCAAATTGAGCAGATGCTGCACATATTGGCTCGGAATCTAATGTGGATAAGTTTCTACCCTTTCTCATTACCACTTGGAAAAATACATTACCACCAATAAAGTTGTTATCATCATAATTAAACCTTATGTTGAATGAGTATTGTCCATTAAACGGAACCCTGAAAAAGGAATGTGTTGGTTGATTACCAGGATTGATTGAGTTGTATGGAACGGCTTTATTAAAGTTTCCAAGTGGGTCTGAACCATCACCCCTGAAATTGTTAAACAATAAATCCTTTGTTCCTGTAATGTTATTATAAACAACAGACCTATTTGTATAAATCTTGAATATGTTTTGGTTTGTAACTGCCGATGCTACCGTAATACCAAGTTGTCCATTTTGGAATGTGTCCATATAAATGGAACGGAAATAATCTGTATCAAAGAATTCAGAATCAACAGCATACCCTGTCTTTGCAAATATTCTATCAATTACCTCTTTAACCCTTATTGATGGTTTCCAAACAAATTCAGGAACAGGGTGGTTTGATTGGTCAAATGAATTTGCTTCATCAAAGGTGTAAGTCCATGCTGGTGTTGTACCATTATAGGATAAACCATAATTTATCATTGGATACAATACTTTTCCACCGAATAATCCATCGGTATCATTATACTTTGCTTCCCAAGATTTGGTGATTGCTGTATAAGTTAATTCATGTTGTAAGTCAGTCCAAT